CAGCCGCCTCAGACCCATAAAAGTCCGAGACGGCTGTCTTACTACCTACTTGATTTTAATTTTCTGCCCCACATAAATGAGGTTAGCGTTCTTGATACCATTATCCTTGACCAACTTCGCAACAGTGGTCTTGTAGCGCCGTGCGATGCCCGAGAGCGTGTCTCCACGCTTTACAGTATAAGTCACTGTCTTCTTGGTGTGGCTTGCAGACGGCTTTGTGGTCGAGCTGGTGGTCTTCTTGAAGCCGTTCAGCCCTGCCGCCTTGATCTTTGCAGGATAGTCCACATAGCAGATATCCATATCAACATTGCCGCTGATACCGCTGACCTTGCCACTGCTTGTGTACTGCCACATACCATAAGTGCCGCCATAGTTGCAGCGTGAGCCGTACTCAGCGACCCACAGAGCGTATCTCTTAGCGACGTAGGCAGATATGTACTGCTGTAAAGGCGAACGGCTGATATACAGTCCTGCCCAGTAGCCTGCTGACTCAAGAGCGTTGCAGAAAGTCTTGACAAGGCTGTTGCAAAATGCTCTGCCCCTTGCGAACTGTGAACGTTCCTCGAGGTCAAAGTATATCGGATACTCAAACGTCTTGCCCTTGATAGCGTTGATACAGGTCTGAGCCTCTGCCTTTGCGTCCTCGACACTCGCCGCATAGCTGTACCAGTAAGCACCGACCTTGAGCCCTGCCGCTTTAGCCGCCTTGTAGTGGTTCTCGAAATATGGGTCTTTCTGATTAGCGTACTTGCCGAAGCCTGCACGAATGATAACGAAATCGACCCCCGAAGCCTTGACCTTCTTGAAGTCAATGTTCTGCTGATACTGCGAAACGTCAATGCCCTTAAATGTCTTTACCATAAAATTACTTCCTTTCTTCTAAATCAGTTATCCTGTGATTAGCCACCTTGATTTTCTCGTCCATAAGTGCATAATCCTGTTCCAGCTTATACGTCCGAGCGATAACGGAATTGTGCTTGTCCACACGCTCAGAAAGCTTGTCTATCTTGTACTCGATAAGCTTTTGGCTATCATACTGCGCCTGTTGCATAGTTTTACGGCTGTTAGATGCTATGACAAGCTGACACACTACCGCCGAAGCAGCTGTTATCAGTGCAACTATTATCGCTTCCGTCATTCATCATCACCTGACCTTTTCTTTGCACTTTGCGTGCCAAAATAGAACGATATCACCACAGTGAACACCGTGATGAATTGCTCTGCGGTTATGGTGTGGCGAAGTGCCAGCACGCAGAACACCGCTGTCAAGAACAGTGTTACAATGGACTTTACATCAATGAGTTTCGCTAACTTCTGCTTCATGGTATACCTCCTTTGTGATTTCTTTGAACTGCTCCGGACTAATAACGCCTGCCTTGACAAAATCTTTGACCTTTGCCAACGAATACACGCCCAGATCATAGAAACGTTTAATAATGCTGTAATACATCACTCGCCCTCCTCACCTATCAGCGTGCCTGTCATAGCAGCTGTGTATAGCACTTGTGCCATTATTTTGTCCTGCCCGGTCACTGTAGGTTTTTCAAAGTCTTCGATGGATAACCCTAGCTTGTCAGCCATTTTCTTTTGCAAATCCGTCATGTTGTACCTCCTATCTCTGAAAGTTTCACGATATATTCTTCTTCGCTTGGAACGGGTATTCTGTAATCGTCATTACCACCCCTTTGAACGTCACTGAACCGCCTGCTTCGACCTCCATATTTCGCAGGAAATCATCTGGTATTAACGATGAAATGTCGGTGACAATTGGGGCTGCTAGTTCGTAGTACAGCATTACACCTGACATTGCCTGTTTGAATGCGGTGGCGTCGGTGTAGGCGGTGTCTCGCACACGCACTATCGTACTTTCCAAAACGTATAAACCGGTTACGTTGTCAGTAACGCCAATCTTAGCATACTGATATTTTGAACATAGAAAATTTGGTGTGCCACCCCGAATGTCCGAGATACCATTCAAATAGAAAAATGGGGTGTAGTCGCCGTCTTTGTACATCAGCCAGTTTTTTGTCCCCAAATCAACGCTGTTCACACACTGAACATATTTTTTATTTTCATAGTCCACATAGTTTCGTGCCGTTCCTGCCGACCAGCCGTAGCCAGGCAGAGCCTTAATTGCTTCGGGGATTGGGAAGGCGGTATCACCCACAGCGACCTCTGTCACCCCAGCACTGACTATTTCGCCAGCATTATACGGATAGTAGGTAGCTGGGAACATGGCTTCAAATTCTTCCACAGTTGTGGGCTCGTTGCCTGAACCGAACATGGCGGTGAGGTCAAATAGCTGTGGTGTGATTTGAAAATTCACAGTAACGTCAGCGTCAAGACGTAATCGCATCTCTATGGCGTTGTCTGCATTTGTAAATATCGTGCCTTTGCCATATTCGTAGAACCTTTTGTCTGTTTCAGATTCGTTATTATAAAAACCATTAAAATTAGATAATTCGGCTGTATCACTAGCATGGGAATGAAAAAGATATTTGTGCCCTATGATTGCCGTCTGAACAGGTACAATTCTTAGAAAAACTACATTTGTTGACGTTCCACTAATCTGTAGTGTTTTGTCAATTAGCTTTGCTCCTGTAACACTCGCAGATTTTGCCTCTATCAGTTGTGATATCAGCTGATTCCACACCACCGATTTACCACCCACGTTCTTCACCGACATCAGCTTCGCGCCTGTAGGAATAGTCTTAACGTATGCCGTATCTGTATCCGTTTCAAACCTATGTGTCACACCCTGACCTATATCATACAACGCATTTACCCTGCGTTGCAACTCTTTATCCGTCAGCTTTACGTTAGCTATTTCAGCCGTGTTCTCAGCAATTTTCCCAACCGCCGTTATATAGTCTTCAGGCAAACTGTCAGCTATGGATCGTGCTGTCTGTGCCGCGGTTTCAGCGGCTGTTCTGTCCTCTGCGACCTTAGCGGCATGGTCTGCCACTGTGGTCTTGTCCGCCTCGACCCGTTCCGCCAACGTCTGCACCGCCTGTCTGTCTGCCGCAGTGCTGTCAGCATTGGTCTTTGCGGTTTTAGCGTAGCCTGCCGTTATGTTCTTGTCGGCTTCGGTTTGCTGTGCCGATGCAGACGCTTGGGCAGCGGATATCTTGGCGGCGTTCTGTGCAGTGACCGCCTGCTGACGTGCGGTTTCTGCGCCCTGCCTTGCGGTTTCTGCCTGCGTTGCGGACGTTTCAACCGCTGTCTTTGCGGTTTCGGCTTGGCTTGCTGCCTGTTCTGCGGTGTCGGCTGATTTCTCTGCGTTTGTGGCAGATTTTTTTGCGTTCTCTGCCGCCTGCATAGCCGTGCTAGCTGCATTCTCAGCCCTTTCCACGTCAGCTTTGACCTGTTCACCGATTGCCGATATCCTATCCAGTGCGTCAGCTGCCACACTTGGTGACGGGATAGCATTATCTCCTATAGCCGCACCTATTCTCAGGCGAAATATGCGTGATTTCTTCACCAGCACATATTCGTTACCTGACAGTTTCTTTGCACATATCTGACACGATACTGTCTGCGCTGACCGCAGTATATCTGCCGTTGGTGTCCACTGTCCGCCTGTGATATCGACCTCATACGTCACACCGTCGCCGTAGTCTATCGTAAGCACATAGCGGTCTGCACCGTCTACTGTCAGCCCTTCGACCGACACGGGTCTAGCGTTTGTTTCACCGACATAGCCCAAAAGGGCGGTGTTCAGTGTTACGTCATAATCTGCATTTAATGTTATCGTCATTTAATCACCCCTCTTTACTCTATTGCAATATAATCAACATAGTATGTTCCTGTTGGCACGGTTCCTGTTGCCCCAGCTCCCATGCAGACACTCAGATAGTATGACGTTCCTGACCCATAGACGTGGGTGCAGTAGTTCTGATATGGTGTTGGTGCACCTGTCTGCCGTAGCGTTGCTATTACCTGTTTAGGTGCAAAGGTCAGTCCAAGTGGTATCTGCATCAGTGGATTCGCTTTCGTCATCTTGTATTCCACAGTGCCATAGTGTATCTTGCCGGCTCGGCTCAATATCTCATCGATTTCTTCACCTGCGTGTTGCATCGGATAATCGTTTTCGGTGATATCCTGCGCCAATGTCAAATTTTCATCAGCCATTATCTCGCCCCCTTTTTAAAGCTGTTCTTCTACCGACAGACCTACCGCAGAAATATCAGCACTCAGTCCGCCGTCAAAAGTAAATTCTAAATTTGTTATTGGTATGTCATAGCTGTCTGCACCGTTGGTGTAGGTCACCACGTCACCTATGTCGAAACGTGGGTCACCAAGTCTGTGGTATAGCTCAGTGGTGTACCACGAAAATCCACCTATCCTGCGCCACAGAGATTGTAGCAAAGACTCTGTCATGTATGGATTTTCAAACTCCAGCACACGCCCTTGTGTTGTATCTGTCACACCAAGCGACAACGTTACATCTTCACCGACCTTGCAGATAATGCCCACGATAGCGTTTTGTCGTTCGCTAAGAGTAGGCAAGTCTATCGTGTTGTTATCCAATGTTTTCACGCTCTTACCATACCACTTTCGGACGTACTTTCCGTACCTGTCAACATACCCAAACTCGCCCTGAGCAGAAGCCAGATAGGACAGCATTTGGCGCATGGTCACGTCTTTGGGCACGGAGCCGACCTTGAAGTAGAAATACTTTGAGTACAGCACCTTGCCGTTCTTATCTATCAACCTTCTGCCGTTCTTGTCACGCAGTAACCTGACTTCCGTATAATCATTTCCATTCTGCAAACCCAGCTGTCTGCAAATGTCGTCCTCAACTGCTTTATTCCAATTCGGCATAGGAATATGCGGCACATATGGCTTATCCGAAAAGTACAGCCTGTCCGCCATTGTCAGCTGAACACTGCCGCCCGACTTTTTCGACTTAACGCAGGTGAAACGTCCCATTGGTATCTTTTCGTCTGAAAGTATGCC